ACATGGTGGTTGGGTAAAAATAAAAGTACCATCTGCATTTAATGAGGTAGGAGTTGGTGATTGGCATTTTAAAGCAATTATGAAAATGTGGGATAAAGCCGGTGCATATGGTAGAAAGAAAATTGGAGCAGCCGTATCCGCAAATCCAAATGCCAATAGGAGACAGGTTGAAAGAGATTTAAGAGATACAAATTATGAAGAAATAACTGATATGTCTGTTAAATTAGGACTATTAAAAGAAGAAGTTCCAGCTACCCCTGAAAAAAAAACTAAAGGCAGAATCATAGGTGAATTTGTTAAATTTGCTATGGATAGATTAAAATTGGATACTAAAACAATTCCATTTAGTATTAAATTAGTAAAAGATAATGAATTTGCTACAACATTCAAATCATTTGGTGGGTTTGACCCGGTTAGTAACGATGTATATGTTTACGTTTCAAATAGAAGTGTTCCTGATATTTTAAGAACATTGGCACATGAATTAGTTCATCTTAAACAAAGACAAGGTGGATATATTGGTGGACCAGAAGATGGAGCAACTGGCTCCGATGTTGAAAATGAAGCAAATGCAGCAGCCGGAATTCTTTTAAGAGATTTTGGTAGAAGAAACGAAAACATTTATGAATCTAAACAAATGATTAGTGAAGGTGGTGCATATGGACATATGAATCATCCATTTGATATTTCAATGAATCTTACATTTGGTGATTTGAAAAAAATTGTTAACAATGCATTAGATGGTAGATTGGGAGTAGTGAGAGAAAAAACCGATGGACAAGCATTAGCAATTAGCTGGAAAAATGGTAGATTAATTGCAGCTCGTAATAAAGGGCATTTATCAAATAGTGGAGCAAGTGCTTTGGATATGAGTGCATTGGCATCTAAATTTGGCGGTAGAGGTGCATTGAGTGATGCATACAATTTTGCTATGAAAGATTTATCAGCAGCAATTAGTTCATTAGGAGAAAAAGAAAGACAGAGTATATTCAAAGATGGTTCGGCGTTTTGTAATTTAGAAGTAATCTATCCACAAAATGCAAATGTAATTCCATATGGACAAAATCTATTAGTATTTCATAATGTAGTTGAATATGATGAAAAAGGAAATGCTATTGGTGGCGTAAAAGGTGCTGAAAGTAAATTAGCATCTATGATTAAAGATATAAATAAGCACGTACAAAACACATATACAATTCAGGGACCTCCAATTACAAAATTACCAAAAGATGAAAAATTAAGTTCTCAAAAAGGTAAATTTGGTGGAATGTTATCTAAGCTACAATCTGAATTTGGGTTATCTGATAAAGATGGTGTAGCCGATTATCATTATGCTTGGTGGATGAATTTTGTAAATAAATCAAAAAAGAATTTAGCACAATTAGAAAAAGAGGGATTGGCTAGAAGATGGGCATTTGATAATAAATCATTTTCAATTAAATCAATTGCAGATGAAGATGCGAGAAAATGGGCAGATGGTGTAGATAAGGATGCAAAAGATAAAATTATGAAAGGAAATCTTCGTAAATTTGAAGATATCTTTTTAGGTGTTGGAGCGGAAGTTCTTTCATTTATGAGTTCAGTATTAACTGCACAACCTGATTCAGCATTACAATCTATTAAATCATCATTAGAATCATCCATATCAGATATTAAAAGTGGTGGTAGTGTAGCTCAAATAAAAAGATTAGAAAAGGAATTGGCTAGATTAAACGCTATTGGTGGATTTGAAAAATTAGTTCCAAACGAAGGATTAGTATTTTTTTACAAAGGAAATACCTATAAACTAACAGGTACATTCGCTCCCTTAAATCAAATTTTAGGAATTTTTAAGTTTGGGAGATAAATTATATATATATGTATATATAATAAGTTATAAATAAATAAAAATATGGCAAAGAGAAAAAGCTTTGAAGAAAAAAATAATTATATTCACCCAACCCGTAAAAAAATTATAGATACGGTCTTTGGTAGAGAAGATAATACTCAAAGAGTGCATGGTTATGAAGCTGAAGCTGAAAAGAAAAGAGAGGTTGGTGAAATTTGGACAGATAGTGTTGGAAAAACGTGGGAACAAAAAGAAGGATATAAAATATCAGTTTCCCAATTGGATGATGTTAGAGCATATTTAGAAAAATTAAATACGTGCTCATCTGAAGATTGTAATACTATACAATATAGTAATGCAGATAAGAAAGTAATTCGTAAAACGGGTTTATGTGTTACATGTTTAAGAAAAATGGAACAAAAACTAAAAGATGATGGTATATATCCATTTTACGAAGATTACAAAATAACAAATAATCAATTATCATATGTTATTGATTTAAAAGCTCAGTTTGAAGAAGCAATAAAAGCTGTATCACAAACATTGGAATTTGTAAATGAAGATGGTACAATTCAAAAATGGCATTATGATGTTGATGTTGATAAAGTAAAGCAAGATTTACAAAAAGATATCGATGGTGCATCCGAAGCAATTGAAGCTCTATTGGAGAGGAAAGCGGCATTAGAAGATAAATTAAAAGAATTAAATCATTTAGAGCTTATAAAAAATTAAAAAATTAATTATGAAAAATTTATTAAATTTCAAAAACATTGCTATTGCAGCATTAATTATCTACATACTTTTACAATGGTTTAATCCAGGTGGAGTTATGCCAGGTGGAAGAACTATCAGAATTGATGGTAAAAAATACGAAGTTATTAAACACGAAATTGATACGGTTGATATCGTAAAAACAAAGGTGGTAACTAAAAAAGGTGAAGATATCTATCACGAAACAATCGTAGAGAAAGAAGTTATCATTCCTGCAATAGTAGATACTGCGGCATTATTAAAAGATTACTATTCAAAAGTATTATACAAAGATGTATTAGTATTGCCTGATTCATTAGGAACAGTCGCTGTAACTGATACAATCTCACAAAATAAAATCTTAGGTAGAACTTTCAACGCAAGTGTTAAACAAAGAACAATTAAAGAAACTACAATTGTTAAAGAGCCAGCTAGAAATCAAGTATATTATGGATTAACAGGTGGATTTAACAAAGCAGATGTTGTTTCATCAATTGGTGCTGGTTTAATATTAAAAACTAAAAAAGATAAAATATATCAATTTACTTTAGGTGTAGATAATAGAATCGTAGATGGTACTACCGGTGGCATATCGCCATTTATTGGATTCGGTACTTATTGGAAGATTAAAGTAAAAAAATAATGAATAACCCGGTTCAGCAAAATACTAAGAATTTAAAGCAGATTATTGCTGAAGAATATAAGAAGTGTGCTTTAGACCCAATATACTTTATGAAAAAGTATTGTGTCATTCAACACCCTACTCGTGGAAAGATTCCATTCCATCTATATCAATTTCAGGAAAATTGTTTAGATGAATTCAAAGATAATAGATTTAATATCATTTTAAAATCCCGCCAGTTAGGTTTATCAACCCTATCGGCGGGCTTTATTCTTTGGAAGATGATATTCAACCAAGACTTTAATGCGTTGGTTATTGCAACTAAAGTAACAGTTGCAAAAAACTTAGTAGAGAAGGTAAGAGTTATGCATGATTTACTTCCTATTTGGTTAAGGGATGGTGGAACTGCGGCAGCAGAGGATAACAAACTATCACTTAAATTAAAGAATGGTTCTCAAGTAAAAGCAATCGCATCTTCTCCAGATGCAGGACGTTCGGAAGCCTTATCTCTATTAGTAGTGGATGAGGCGGCATTCATTAGGGATATTGATGATATTTGGTTATCGGCACAATCAACTCTATCAACGGGTGGTTCTGCGATTATTCTTTCTACACCAAATGGTGTGGGTAACTTTTTTCATAAAACTTGGGTAGCAGGTGAAGCCGGTCAAAATGGTTTTAATTGTATTAATCTACATTGGACTGTACACCCTGAAAGAAACCAAGCATGGAGAGATGAGCAAACTCGTATTTTAGGAGTTAAGGGTGCGGCACAAGAATGTGATTGTGATTTTATTGGTTCGGGTGATACTGTAATCGACCCGGCTTTATTAACTTGGTATAAGGAAACATATGTAATGGAGCCTGTTGAGAAAAGAGGATTCGATGGAAACCTTTGGATATGGGAACATCCTAATTACAATAGACAATATATGATATCTGCCGACGTGGCGAGAGGCGATGGTAGTGACTATTCTACTGCTCAAATAATTGATATAGAAGATTCATCACAAGTTGGAGAATATAGAGGAAAGATAGATACAAAAGATTTTGGAAACTTTTTAACTGCATTAGCAACCGAATACAATAACGCATTATTGGTAATTGAAAATGCTAATGTTGGTTGGGCTGCAATTCAGCAAGTAATTAATAGAGGATACCCAAATCTATTTTATATGAGTAATGATTTACATTATATTGATACTGAAAGACAAATGTCTAACAAATATTATAGAGAAGAAAGAAGTATGGTTGCTGGATTCTCTACAACATCCAGAACCCGACCTCTTATCATTTCAGCATTGGATAACTATATGAAGGATAAAGATATTCTAATTCGTTCCAATCGTTTAATCGATGAGTTATTTACATTTATATGGAATAATGGTAGAGCTGAAGCAATGAAAGGATATAATGATGACCTTACAATGGCATTATCTATTGGACTTTGGGTTCGCAATACTGCATTGAGATTAAGACAAGAAGGTATCGATTTGACAAAGAGTATGCTGAATTCAACAACTATACAAAACGATACAGGAGTGTACGCTTCAAATTGGCAAACTCAAAAAAATCCATATGAAATGGACTTGGGTAGAGGAGAAACTGAAAACTTAACTTGGTTACTTCGTTAAATTTTATATATTTATATGTTGAAACTATTATAATATGAAACTAATAAACTTAATTCCAATAAAAGAAATGGAAAATCCTTGTTGGAAAGGATATGAAATGGTAGGTACTAAAAATAAAAATGGTAAAGAAGTACCAAATTGTGTTCCTGTAAAAGAAGATATCAACAGCGATGATGATGTAAACAATGGGTTAGTTGAACCGGAGGAAGAATATGATGTTGAAGATGAGGATATGGTAGATTTCATTTCTTTTATGAGAAATTATAGTAAACAATTATCAGAAGCTAATTGTGGATGTGTTTACGAAGCTGAGTATCAGGGTAGAAACGTTCAGTTGGGTAAACCAATGCAAGGTGATGTTAAGAAATTTAAAGTATATGTAAAAAATCCCGCAGGAAATGTTGTTAAAGTAAACTTCGGCCAAAAGGGAATGAAAATAAGAAAATCAAATCCAGCTGCTAGAAAATCATTTAGAGCAAGAATGAATTGCGATAGTCCAGGCCCAAGACATAAGGCAAACTATTGGAGTTGCAGAAAGTGGTAAAATTTGGAAACATCAAAAATTTTACTTATCTTTATAAATTAATATAAAATAAAAATGGCAGATAAATCATTCTTTGGTAGGTTACAAAAATTATTTTCAACTAATACCATTGTTCGTAAAACAAAAAAAGGTGTAAAAGTAATAGACACCGATGAGTATCAAAGTTTATCAACAAATCTGATAGATAGATATACTCGTATGAAAACTCCACAATATAGTGGTGGATTGATAGAATCAGCGATGGCATATCAGCAAGTTCGTATTGATTTATTTAGAGATTATGATGGTATGGATAACGACCCAATCATCGCATCAGCATTAGATATTTATTCGGATGAATCCACAGTTAAAAATGAATTGGGAGATGTATTGAAAATTAATTGTGCAAATGAAAATACAAAACAAATTTTACATAATTTATTCTATGATATTATAAACATAGAATTTAATTTATGGCCTTGGACAAGAAATTTAGTTAAATATGGTGATTTCTTTTTACAATTAGAAATATCACCTGAATTAGGTATTATAAACGTATTACCTTTATCGGTATATGAAACTTCTAGAGTAGAAGGATTTGACCCACAAAATCCACAAAGAGTAAAATTTGTATATTCACCTTTTCAAAATCCAAATAGCGCATTAGTCACAGCTTCTGCAAAAAGAGAATTTGAAAACTATGAAATAGCTCACTTCCGTTTATATTCAGATTCAAATTTCTTACCATATGGTAAATCAATGGTAGAGGGTGCAAGAAGAGTTTGGAAACAATTAATGTTAATGGAAGATGCGATGTTAATCCATCGTATTATGAGAGCTCCTGAAAAGAGAATCTTTAAAGTTGATGTTGGTAATATACCACCAACCGAAGTTGATAACTACATGCAAAAAATTATCAATTCATCTAAAAAAGTTCCTTTCTTAGACCAAGCTACAGGTGAATACAACTTAAAATATAATATTCAAAACTTAATTGAAGATTATTATATGCCAGTGCGTGGTAGTGATAACGGTACTTCAATTGATACATTGAAAGGTTTGGAATATAATATGATTGAGGATATCAATTACCTAAAAGGTAAATTGATGGCAGCATTGAAGATTCCTAAAGCATTTTTAGGATACGAAGAAGATGTTAGTGGTAAAGCTACGTTAGCAGCTCAGGATATTCGTTTTGCAAAAACAATTGAAAGAATTCAAAAAGTATTAGTATCGGAATTAACTAAAATAGCAATTGTTCATTTGTATTCGCAAGGATTAGATAATGAAGAAGAATTAGATTTTACTTTAGAGCTTACAATTCCATCTAAAATTTATGAGCAAGAGAAAGTTGAATTATATACATCAAAGATAGCATTAATTCAACAAATGCAACAAACTAAAATGTTCTCTAAAAAATGGATGTATGATGCTATTATGGATATGACACCTGAAGAGCAAGATGAGTTAACAGTAGATGTTATTGAAGATACGAAACAAACATTCCGTTTAACATCAATTGAAACACAAGGTGTTGACCCGGCAAAAGAAACTGGCGCAGCAGAACCAACAAATGTTGAAGAAGAAATTCAAAAAATAAAAGCTGAATTAGCTGAAGAAGATAGAGTTGGTAGACCAAAAGATGATGTTAGGTATGGTAAAGATGACCACCACTTAGGAAGAGACCCGTTAGGAATTAAAGCTTTAAAACAAAAAACTCAAAGAGAATCCAAAGAAATATTTAAAGATATGCTAGGCAATAAAAAAACTATTTTGATGGAAGATTTGGATAAAAAGTAATATTCCACAATAAAAGTATATTTATATCAGAGAAATTAAATAATTAATGAAAAATATTAAGCACTCAAAATTTAAAAACACGGGATTTATTTTTGAATTGTTGGTTAGACAAATTACATCAGAAATAATGTCTGGCAAACAAAATTCAAAAGCTGAAAAAATATTGAAAGAATATTTTTCTGCTAAAAAAGAGCTTTCAAAAGAATTGAAATTATATCAATATTTAATTACCGAAAAATATAATTCAGAATCAAAAGCAGAAAAGTTTGTTGAAACTGTGTGCGAAGCTCGTAAGAGATTAGATGAGCAAAAACTTATAAAAGAAAAATATAATTTAATTAAAGAGATTAAAGAATCTTATAATATAGATGAGTTTATTAAATCTCCTATTTCTAATTATAAAAATTTAGCATCAATTTATAAAATTTTTGAAGCTACAAGTACAAAGGAATCATTCGAACCAAAGGATATAGTTAATTCTAAATTTACTATTGTTGAAACTATGATTAATTCATCAATAGAAAATAAAGATAAAAAGGTAAATGATAGAGTTTTAGAAGAATATAGAAAGCAGGATGAAGAAGTTAGAATGCTATCATACAAAATGTTAGTAGAAAACTTTAATAAAAAATACAATAATCTATCTGTTGGTCAAAAGAATTTACTTAAAGAATATATTAACAACATCAATAATACTGGTAAATTAAAAGAATATGTTAACGAAGAAGTTAATAAATTATCAGAAGGATTAAAAGAAGTTGGTTCTAAAGTAAATGACAAAGTTACTAAAATCAAATTAGCTGAAACGATTTCTAATATTAAAAAAATCAAAACAGTTAAAAGATTAAGAGAATCCCATTTATCCGCATTAATGATGAGTTACGAATTATTAAAAGAATTAAAAGATAGTTTAAATAAATAAAGATGGTAAATTATAGAACATTTAATGCAAAATTGGTAACTTCAGGTTCAACCGATTTAGTAGATAGAGCTTGGGGAGTATTACCAGTAAGTGGTGTATCTGGTTCAATTACATTAGAAGGATTTGGAACAGGTAGTACTGTCCACCCAACTATTAAATTAGAAAATTTAGCAGGAGGACATGTATTTCCTTGTCATGTTAGAAGTATATCAGTAACCAATGGTGGTTCTGTTTATGTATTAGCTTAAATTTTATCCAATGCCAGCAGTATCAAAAGCACAACAGAGATTTATGGGTATGGTTCACGCAGCTCAAAAAGGTGATATGGAAAGCCCATCTCCAGAAGTTTCAAAAGCAGCAGACTCAATGAGTGATAAAGATGCTAAAGATTTTGCATCAACATCACATAAAGGATTGCCTGATAAAATAAAAGAAATGGTATTGGCTGAATTACGTTCAGTTAGAGCCATTCAAACCGATTATGCAAAGGTGATTGACTCTATGGAAAAGCATTTGGAAGCATATAAACAATCTAAAGGAACTCCATCAGAAAAACAACACATACAACAATTAAAAACTTTAACGGCACAAAAGAAAAAATTAGCAGCAGAATTAGATGCTAAGGTTAGTGGTATGTATAAAGATGCCGAATTAAAAGTTGATGAAATGACTGGTTCTGATGCCGCAGGTGAATATAATTCTCCGTTTGCATTTGGTAAACCTGAAGATGAAAAAACAAAAGGTAAAAGACAAGCCGATTTAACGGGGTATAGTGTAGTTAAAGAAAACCGCTGGTTAGAATTAAAAAGAGATGAATCTACTGCACAATCTAAGATTGGTAAAGGTATCTCTAATATCAATAAACAATTAGCAGAAATGGAAAGATTTCTTAATTGGTATGGTAAAATTAAGAACGAAAGTGGGGTAGATAATAAAAGTTATTGGAAAAGAACAAATAGTCATATTTATAGTATAAAGGAACGATTACTAAAATTAGACCAAAAAATAAGACAAATTTCAGAATAATGAAAATATCTCAATTAAAAGAGCTTGTTAGACAAGTAGTAAAGGAAGAAAATGATTACCAACAATTATTTAAACATATGTTAGATAAGACTGGTAAGGATATCAACTCAATGGGTGATGATGAAAAGAAGAAATTCTTCAACGCCGTAGATACCGCTTACAAAGCAAAATCGGAAGGAAAATTGAGAGGATATAATGAGGCTGAATTAACTGCGGGTCAAAAGAAAATTGATGTAGATGGTGATGGTGAGATTGAAGGTTCTGATTTAGCTAAATTGAGAGCCAAAAATGAAGGGGCTCAAAAAAAAAAGTAGTTAACGAAGGTGTAGTTGAAGGAATACTTGCAACTATAACATTAGCTATATTGGGTAAAATAGTTATCTACTTTATTTATGAATTGGCTAAGAAAGTAGGAAACTATATAAATGGTAACGAAAACTATAAAAAAGCCGTTGCCAAAATATTAGAATCAATATCTAATAATAAACAAGCTATGAACGATATAGCTAAATTATTAGATAGCAACGATGGGATAAATAACGGAGTTGCGGATAGAATAGTGAAAATGGGGTATGTACAAACTCAAATTACAAAAATGAGTGATAGTACAAATGGTGAGTTAGATGAAACCGAATTAAAAAATTATTTAAAAACTGCGTTAATAAAAGCGTGGGAAGATAAAGGATTAACCGGAAAAGCAGCAGAGAAGGTAAAAAAAGATATAAAATAAATGAATAAAGGATTATTAATAGAGACCCATTTGTTTGAAGCAAAACTCGTTGAGCAGGATAACGGAACTTATTTAGTTAAGGGAATCCTACAAAGAGCAGGTGCTCCAAATCAAAATCATAGAAGATATCCTAAAGAAATCTTAGAAAGGGAGTGTAAGAAATACGAACAACTTATTAAAGAAAGAAGAGCATTGGGTGAATTAGACCATCCGGATTCTCCTGTTATTAATTTAAAAAACGTATCACATAACATCAGAGAAATCTATTGGGAAGGCGATGATGTGTGTGGTGTGGTGGAAATATTATCAACACCATCGGGAAATATTCTTAGAGAACTATTAAAAAACAATATTCGTTTAGGAATTTCATCGAGAGGATTAGGTTCGGTTAAAGAGTTATCAGACGGGACTGTAATGGTTCAGGAGGACTTTGAATTGGTTGGATGGGATTTTGTATCAAATCCTTCTACGCATGGAGCATTTATGGCACCAATGAACGAATCAAAGCAATGGGCAAAAGTTGCAGAGGAATGTGGTAAATGGTGTCGCTCACAAGATTTGATGCGAGAAATTATAATTGAATTAAATTAATATGGCAAAGTTAATAAACTTACTACCAAAAAGAAATGTTGCAGTAAAAGAATCTATTGAAGATATGGATGCAACATTACCAGCACAAGTTGAAAGATTTTTAGATAAATTAGTAATGCAAATAAGAGGATATAATTTATCGAAGAAAAAAGAACAATTGGTAATAGCAAAAGTAATTGATGCACTTGGATTAGATAAATCTCAATTAATGCAGGCTATCCAAAAAATTAAGAAAAACGATATTTTAAAAAAATAGTATATGATAAAGTTAAAAGATTTATTGAATGAGGAAGATAAATTACAACAACTTCCTACCGAAATCAAAAAACACTTTTTGGAAATAATTTCTACATTTGGCCAATTTGGTGAACAAATGAATAGAAAATCTGATATCAGAACTATTGCAGAAACATTAGGTGGTATTGCAGATGCGGCGCAAGAATATACTTTAAGAGAAGGCGGTGATTGGTTTGATAGAGTTACTATTAAACGTAATATGAAAGAATTAAACGGATTACACGAAAAATTTCAAAAAGAAGCATTAGAAGCAAAAGCACAAGAACAAAGATTAGAAGCACTATACGAAGATATGGGGCATGTATTAAATAGATATTTTGAAATAGCAGATGTTTCAGAAGATGTTATGAGACAAAGATTAGGATTAAGAGAAAGTAAATCAGATTGCGGATGTAACAAACAACACGATTGTGGTTGTGGAGGGCATCACAAACATTAAAAAATAAAAATGGAAGAATTAGCATCTTTGTTATTGCAAAGTAGAACACAAGCTCACTCATTTCATTTGGGTGTAAAGGGGATTGGTTCTCATTCGGCACATTTAGCACTGGGAGGTTATTACGATTCCATAGGCGATTTAATTGATGGATTAGTGGAAACATATCAGGGCAAAGAAGGATTGATTCAATTATCCGGTATTGGTGTATTAGATAAAAATAATGATATTAAAAATATTATTAAGTACTTTGAAACACTTTGTAATATGGTTGCAAAATTAAGACAGAATCCAAAATTACAAGATAGTTGGATTCAAAATGATATTGATACTGTTGTATCTTTATTGTATAGAACAAAATATAAATTAGTAAATCACCAATAAAAAGTTATGTTGATTATTGATGTAAAAGATGGAAATATCGAAAGAGCATTAAAATCTTACAAAAATAAAGTAAAAAGCGTAAAGCAAATTGAACAACTTAGGAATAGAAAAGAGTTTGAAAAACCTTCTATAACTAAACGAATTGCAAAACAAAAAGCTATAAGAAAAGGGAAATTACAAAATTTTTTTGATAAAAACAATTAATTTCTTTAGTTTTCTAAAAAATTTATATATTTATTTTGGAATATCCTATCTTATATAGGATTTTTTTTATTAAGACAATCGTTGGTTAATGAATACCTACCTCTATGTAGAGTGACCGAACAACCAACAAAATATCATTGAAGTTCCACAATTACAATAACTTCACAGGAACAAACTCATTTAAACAAAATGGCAAATTCAAAATTATTGAAAGAAGCAATCGCAGATGCTAAAGCGGTTAAAGAAACTGCATTAGCTAACGCAAAACTTGCACTTGAGGAAGCCTTTACACCAAGACTACAGTCTATGTTAACTCAAAAGTTAAGAGCTGAAGCTGAGATGGAAGGTGATGAAGAGCAAGTAGATGAAGAATTAGATTCAACAGGAATCGGTTCAAAAGTTGAGGCTGGATACGCCGAAACTCCTGGTGCTACTCCAACTTTGGATGCAGATACTGATTTATCAGTAGGTGTAAAGAAAGATGCAGGTAAGCCAGAAGCCGCTGGTACTGACTACACTAAAGTAGCAGATATCAACGAAGAAGAAGAAAATCCATTCGGTTCGGAAGAAAGCGACAAAGATGCAGAAATTGCAGAATTGAAAGCTAGATTAGCAGAATTAGAAGGAGAAGATTCGGAAGAAGAAATGCCCTTTGCAGCAGCAGAAGGAGAAGATGGAATGGATTCTGAAGAAGACCCATTTGCATCTATGCAAGGTGATGGTATGGATTCAATGGACATGGGCGCTGAAGAGGAATCTGAAGATGACATGGACTTAGAAGCAATCATCAGAGAATTAGAAGCTCAATTAGGCGACGAAGAAGGTTCAGAAGAAGAAATGCCTGCGGATGATGCAGCTCAAATGGCTGAAGATTTAGCAGATGGTTCTGAAGCTGGTACTGATAAAGGTGAAGACCCTAAGGTCGTTGTAACTAATGAAGAAGAAGAATCAGATGAAGTTGACTTAGAAGAAATTTTAAGAGAAATGGAAGCTGACATGAAAGGTGATGAAGAGAAAATGGATGAAGCTGAAGAGTCTGAAAAAGACAAAGAAATCGAAGAAGCTTACAAAACTATCAAATCATTACAAAGAACTATCAACGAAGTGAACTTATTGAACGCTAAGTTATTGTTCGCAAACAAATTATTCAGAGCACACAACATGACTAACGAACAAAAAGTTAAAGTGATTGAAACTTTGGATAGAACAAAATCAGTTAGAGAGGTTAAATTGGTATTCTCTACATTAGCAGAGAACTTCAAATATACTTCAATTAACAAAAATGCTAAAAAATCATTGAAAGAAGGAATTGCAAGTAAAGTAGTTAAATCTACAAAACCTGCAGTAGCTAAATCAGTAATTACTGAATCAGCTCAAATCTCTGATAGATTCAAAAAATTAGCAGGTATTATTAAGTAATTAACAAAAAAATAAATTAATCCAAAATGGACTTAAAAAAATTAATGAACGGCGCTAACCCACAAAGCATTATGCTTGAGCAAACTAGAGGTTTGAAAGCAAAGTGGGAAAAAACAGGTTTGTTAGAGAACGCAGGTTCTGAAACAACTAAGCATGGTATGGCAGTAATGTTAGAAAACCAAGCAAAACAATTATTAGATGAGGCTACAAGAACAGGTACATCTTCAGGTTCTGAAGAGTGGGCTGGTGTTGCGTTACCTTTAGTAAGAAGAATCTTCGGTTCTATCGCTTCTAAAGAATTCGTTTCAGTTCAACCAATGAACTTACCTTCAGGTCTTATTTTCTACATGGACTTCAAATATGGT